GTCGCGAAGTGGGTAGCCGCATACGTTGCCGGCGTGTCGGTCCGCCCCCAGTACTTCAAGGTCATCGTGTCCCAGCCGCTCTCAGAAACGGACAAGCGCAGTCCGTTCTCTGCAAGGATTGGGTCAGTTGATCCCGGCCAATGCGTGTGGTTTGTTGGTGGCGTTGGCATGGTTAAGCGGCTGCAAGGTTTTTGAGAATGTCTCTAATGTCCACAAGCGTTGTTTCTTTAGGAAGAGCGTCGGCCCATTTTGGCGTAATGTTTTTTCTCGCTTGTTCGCGGAATGCTTCGCGATCCGTTTTTTCACGGTCAAGGATATTTCTGCCTTTGTTCTTTTCCTCAGCCTCTTTCTTAAGCCGGGTCATCTCATCACGCACGTCGTCATTGAACGCTCTCCGCCGTTGACGCTGCATGTCGTTGTTGTCCCGGATCTCCTGCTTCCTCTCCGCTGGTGTGCGGCCTGCCTTTTCAATTGAGCGTTGAACGGCTTCGCGGTTCTGGTCTCGCAGCTCAAGAGCCCCTCTTTCGGCTTCGTCTGTAATGCTTTGCTCAAGACCAAGGATCTCTTCCTTGAGCCCGATAATACGGTTGTACTGCTCGACTTGCCCCTCTGTCACGTTGCGTCCGTTTTTGACAGCATCCTCAAACGCTGAGACAGTCAGCTTGTCGAACCCGCCCGGATCGTCGCCCATTAAGAACTCGCCTTCTGCCTCCAGTGCTTTTTTGGCATTGGTCAGCTTTTCCGCATCAGATCCGGCCATGGACTGCTGAGCCGAGTACACGGATTCCTGTACGCTTTTGATTTTGCGTACCGTGTCCTCGTGCAGGCTTAGCAGCTCCTTGGCGTCGGAGATTGCTTGATCGGCTGCCTTCTTGGCGTCGTCTTGTTCCTGTTTCTTTTTAGCCGCTTGTTCTTGGTTGAACTGCTCTTCCCATTGCCAACGCGCAGCGTCCAGATCTCGATTCTCCTGATTGCCCTTATCCAGCTTCTCCTGTAATGCCTTCTTGTCTGCAAGCGCCTTTGTATCAGCATCAGCTTTTTCCTTGGCAATCTTCTGCTCCTTTTCCAGCCCAGCAATCACGTCAGCCTGCCGCCTTCTCAATTCAGCCGGATCAACTCCGCTCATCAAGTTGAGTGCGTCGCTGATCTCAGTGCCTATGCGGCTGAAAACGTCCAGAGTCCCGGATGCAATGCCGACAGCCGGGAGCGTGATGGCGGAAAATATGCCGCTGGCTTTCAGGCTTTCCCATTTTGCCGAAAGTCCATCAATCTCACCTTGCAGTCCGCGCGCTACTTTAGGAAGCCCCTCGGCTGCCTTAAGTAGCGTTTCCGCGACTTGCTTTCCGGTCAGGTTGAGCTTCTGCAAGTCCTCCGCTCGTGCTGAGCCAAACGCCTGCGTCAAAAGTTTGGAAGTGATTGGCAACGCCTCCTTTAACTGACCAAGCTCCTCGGCTAGTGGTTTAGGTGATGCGTAGAGCTGCTGCAATCCGTAGATAAACCGGCCCATCTCTTCATTGCCGCCGCCGACTGAAGCGATTGCATTCTGGAGTGTTCTAATTGTTTTGAATGATTGCGCCGCGCTCATCCCCGCCGCTTGGAGCTGAAGAGTCGCCTTGGCGGCTGTCGCCATATTGACGCCAATTTCAGCCGATAGCGTTTTGAGTTGCTCGTATTGAGCCATGCCGAGCAGGTCATTGCCAGCGGTAGACTTCAGCGCATTCTGGAGCTTTTCGGCTTCAAGGTAAGCGGCTGTGACGCTTTTCGCCACATCCATAAAGGCAGCCCCAATAGCACCACCCACGGCAATGTTTTTCAGCGATGAAAACGCTGCCGACATCTTCGAGACGGAAGCGTTGGTTTTCTTCATCGCACCGTCCAGCCCAGACGTGAACTGACTGGAATCAAGCCTGAGTGATGCGTCTAGCGTAGCTGCCATGAACTTGATGGTTATGTCAATGAGTTGACAAGCCTGCTCGTCTTACGCCGCTGGATGTAATCCATCGCGTTCTTGATGGTCTCGTCCTCCATCATGTCGTGCCCGACCCACTGGGTTTCGATGCCTTCCTTGACCAACGCCATGTGCAGGTAAGCAAGCCCGCGACACAGTGGCAACTCCCACAGCACCTCCTGCTCCGTCAGTCCGGTCACGGGTCGCACCAATGACACGTAGTGCGCTTGAAAGACCGGACTGGCTAGCGCTTTCCCTCAGAGCCGGCTGTTTGCACCACCTCGGACTGATTGGCCGTTGAGTCGTTCAGGATGCGAAGCCCTAGACTGATCGCGTCACGCTCTTCTGAGATCTTGATGTTGGCGTCGATCCAGTCATCGCACGCATCAATCAACGCTTGGATGCCTTGAGCGCGCAGCTTGCGGAGTTGCGCGGTCGGCGTGATGCAAACGAAAATCAGCACCTTGCTGAGCGGCGCAAATAGAGAGAACTCGTCAAAGCAGGCATCCAGCGTTGGGAAGCCGGACTTGTGGCACATTGAAACCCAGATGTCCTTCCGCGAGCAAGACACGCCCTCGAACGTTTTCCCCTTCCACTCATAGGCCGCATTGAATGCGTCTGTTCTGCGCTGCTCCTGCTCGTTTGGCAGGTTCACTAGTGAAATCCCGTCGTCCTCTTGGGTTTGAATGTCGATCATGGTCGGCCAGTTGCAAGGAATCGGTCAGCCATCTCCATCCCCTTGTTGGTGATAGATTCGCGAACGTAAGCCGTCCGCGTGGTGCCCTTCCTTGTAATTAGCACTTGTCGCTCTGCTGAGTCAAGCGCGCGCTTGGCCGCGTGTCTGTTTTTGATCGCCATTAGGTAGCCGAGCAACTCATGATGTGGATCGAGCTTTTGCAGCTCGCCCGACATCAACGCCTTCATCAGGTGCCCGACATTCAACTCCGGCATCGTCACCGATGTCGTGGAAAGGTACATCGTGACGTACTCCTTTCCGTTGTCCGCCCGCACCTGCACCACTGGCTTCATCACGACACCCATGGTCATAAAAGCGGACGCGACATCCACGTCCGTGCAGGCGATCCAGCTTTCCATGATTAAGCGACGAATGGATACTGCTTCACCGAGAACGTAGTCTTAGCCATCTCGGTGTTGGTCTCGGAGCGATTCGGGTCCATGAAGATCATGGTGCCATCGCCCGGGACGAATCCGTAGGTGTTGGCCGTAAAGTTGGCCAGCGTCAAGACTTCCGTTCCTGGGTGCTGATTGGCGAGACCGGTTGTCTTGTTGGACAAGTAACCATCGAACGCGAAGGTGATCGTCGGGTTGCGGTACTCAAGCCCAAAGGTGGCCCCGGCAGCGTTAAGATAAGCCTTTTCGTCACGCGCAGCGGTGATCGTCAAAGACTGAACTAGGATGTCCGGGGTCACGGCATTGCTCTCATCCAGCAGCGTTGAGGATGGAATGTTTCCGTGTTGAATCAAAGCGGCGACGGCAGGCATATTTACAGAGTGGGTGTCAATCTTACTGCTGCGTTGATGCGCAGATGATGGTGAAGGCGTACTCGGTCGAGAGCGTGTCATTCTCGCTTGTCCCCGGCGTCATGTTGTTACTGTGCTGTTTGAGCACGTACACGCCCTGTCCGTTGCTGATTGCGTTGATCTTTTGGCCTAGTGTGGTCGTGTTCCAGACGCCAAAGAGCAAAGCGGAAATATTCTCCGCCCGCAGCTCGTGCCTAGGTCTAGTATCCGCACCGAGCGGCAGATTCGCTTCTTGTCGATCTTCCACCATGTTTACGTTCAGTCGGCAATGCCAGACGGTTCCGGCCTGCGGGATTTCATCGGATTCGGTCACGCGAACGACGATAAACGGCAGCTTGACCTCGTCGTTTTCGCGATCGTCGCAAAGTGTGAAGCCGGTGAATGCGGACAACGGCAAAAGCTCGTCATCAAGCACCGTGATCAGGCGCCGCTGTAGTCGGTCAGATGGGCAGATTGGGTAGGTGATCATTTCTTGAATCCTGTTTTCTTGGCGACTTCATTCACATCTTGCGCCATCCAGTTAATAAACTGCCGGCGGACTTCGGGAATGGATGAACTGAATGCGTTTGGTGCGACTAGGAAGGCGCCCAGTCGCTTTACGCTGGCAAAAGCTGTGACCTTGCCGCTTGAAACAGGAACGGCCTTGGTGCCGATTGATCGGCCTTTAAAACGCTTGTGATTGCGCGGCATCCCACGCATCGGCACGTTGAACGCTTTGTAAGATGGGATAAATCCCGCTGCGAGGTAGCCAATCGAACGAACCCGCGCATTGATGAACCTTTCCGTCATGGCGTAAAACTCGCCCACGAACGCTGCGGATTTAGGCCCACTGGATGCGCGCGGAAAGTGGTTCCGGCCTTGCTTTCGCAGTCGTGCCGCAATGATGGCAGCCGCCACCGTGTTTGTGAGCTGCGTTTTCTTTTTCTTCTCTCCACGGCTGATCCGCTTGGCTTGATTAGTCAGCTCGGTCCGCACCCTAGCAGCGGTCGAGGTTTTGTCTTTGACCTTGCTGCCAGCGAACGGAAGCCAGAACCGCATTCCCTTGTTCACAACCGCCGCGTCGGTCTTTTTCTTCATCCGAGCATAATCGGCCATCGCCTTCTCCAGATTCTTAGTATCAATCTTGATCTGAACGCTCATGCCGCCGTCGCCTCCATGTTCGGATCGATCAATTCCAGATCGTAGAATGGTCGGATGTGGGTGGTGGTCACGCTGTCGATGCGATAGACGACCGCTGTGGCCAGCACTGTGCCCATCTTGATCTCGTCGTTGATCTTTGGAACGGTCGTGAATTGCGCTTTCGTCGCAATCACGCTCACCGTGTCGTCTTTGACGATGATCTGAGCCATCAGGTTCCGGCTGTTCTTGCCGGTCGGCTGGTAGGCGTGAATCTGCACGTTGTTGTGCCAAACGTAAAGTTGCGCGCCACTGGCATCCGTCCCGAACTTGGTGCGGATACGTCCATGAGCGGATGCGATGCGTTGAGCGTAGGTCATACAATAAAAGCGGCTGACAAGGATAGAACCCTGTCAGCCGCCCACGATGATGACAACACCTACACCAAAAACTAGGTCAGCAGTTTGACGGAGGCGCTTACCGCGCTCATGTCGCCCGTAGTGCCGGCTGTGGTGAACTTAGCGTTCACATAGCGCGGAGCAGGAGAAGGCAGCCGGAACCGGAAGGATGTTTGAGGGATTGCGCTGCCTGTGCCGGTCAGAACCGCCGAGAGTCCCAAGCTGGTCGTCGGAGTGACTGCCGATCCACCCTGCAAGAGGATGGTCAGCGTGTCCGCCGAAGCGAGCTGCGTAGCAGTCAGCGCAGGGATCAAGACTTCTACTTCGGTGTTCTCAGGGAAAAACCCTTTGGAGTTAGTGCCGAGGTCGAGGTCGGGAGACTGGACGTTGCCGTCAGAGGCGGTCAGGAGCCGAGCCTTAGTCAGGTCGGCGTCCTGAATGTTACGAGAAAATTCGTTAGGCATGTTCTTAGATTCTTTAGAGTTTAGCTGAGAGCTTCATCGCTGGTGATGGAGTCGGTAATGACGATTGGAATACCGTTGGACTCAAGTGGCAACGGAGCGAAAACCTCGGCGCCGGTGGCGGATTTAGCACCAAGAGCGGAGAAGGCGGTGGAACGGCTGACCTGCAATTGGAAGGCAGAGCGGCGGTTCATGAGCCAGTAATTTGGACGGTAGCCGACTGGGTATTTGCTGAGCAAGTCAGCCAACTTGGCGTCGGTGACACCCATGCCCGAATCAGCGGTCGCATCCTTGAGGCGGCCAACGCTGTACTTGCTACCGACTTGCATCCCGACCCAAGCGGTCAAGTTGGCAACGTGCGCAGGATAGACAGAAGAGGTGCCCACGTTTTCGATGCGCCATTCGCCAAGCTCGAAGGTGGTGCCAGAGCCGAACACAAGCTGAACGCCTTGGGTGTCGGTGTTGATGCCGTAGACGGAAGAGCCAGTACCAGCACTTGTTCCGCCTGCATCGACCACGAGTCCGGAATTGAACGCGGTGTGGATCGCTTGCAAGCCAGGGAAGCCCTTCGCATCAACGGAAGTTCCGTAGATGACTTGTGATCCCAGCTCGATCATCGCTTGGCGCATGACGCCGATGGATTCGATGTCCTTCCACGCTTGCTCTCCGTCCTCGTAAGCGCGAGCCACCGCAACGTCAGCCTGAACGGCGCCGCTGAGGATGTAGCACTCAATGAGCTGGTTCTCGAACTCCGATTTGGTCGGGGTTGAGCCTTCGTTGGCAGCGCGGAAGCCGACGCCGGGATACGAGACGCGCGAGGCGATCTTGTAACTGGTGCCGCGAATGGTGCGCGCTGGCATGATCTGCACCTCGGGAGCGTAGGTCAGCGTTTCCTCAATCAGCCCGACAATGGTGTCGGAGCCGTTGAGCTTAGCAATATCGAGAAGATTGGCTTGTGGCATGGTCTTGGTAGAAAGTTGTTATGAGTTGGCCGAGACGTATGCGGCCTCGGTTGGGAATTTTTCGGTGAACGCACGAACCGCTTTCAGACGATCGAGGCCGGTGGCCGTTCCGATGGCTTGATTCTTGGCTTCGTGGTAGGAGATGGCTGGAACCTTGACCTCTGGCTCGTTGATAGGAGCGGCAAAAGCAGCAGGAGCAGGAGCGGCGGCGGCCAGTCGAGCTTGTAGCTCGATGTCGCTGTTGCCAGCCTGCAACGCTTTCAGATCGGCCTTGAGTTGTTCGCACTCAGCCAAGACCTTGGCATTATCTTCGGCGAATTGCGTAGCCACCGCATCGAACTTAGCGGTGAACGCGGCGAACTGCTCCGCGATAATGGCGGAAAAATCAACTTGAGGTTCTGGCGCAGGCGCCGGTGGGTCAATTGGCATAACATCTTCGTCACTGTCAATCTGATCAGCCGAGAACACGCCGTCAGCATTGGCTGCGGGTGTGTCCACAAAATCTGCCGAGTATAGACCGCGTGGGCGTGTCATGTAGTTGCCGCTCTCCTTGTCCAACTCTGGCGCATCTGCTGCAAACATCAAGCTCACGCCAAAAGCGGACGGGATTTCATTGATCATCTCCAGCAGCATATCCTTTCCGCTGTGCGCCTCGAACAAGGTCAGATCGGCGAGAAGCTTGCCTTTGCTGACTCGAAAATTCTCGTAATAGCCCACCGTGTCCTCGACCGATGAGAAGTGGTTCAACTTCGCCTTCACCCGTCCTTTCTCGATTGCAAGCGCCTTAAACTTGTTCAGCGAACGCTTGTCCACAAACACCCCATGACCGAGTGCAGGGCCTTCCTGAATCAAGGAAACACCCATGATAGTGTTTCCTGATACCTTGCCCTGAAAGGCTGCGAATGTCTGAATCTCTTCGGTGACTGGCATACACGCCAAACCGATGTCAATCAGTGCTGCCAGCCTCTGCCTCGTCCTCGGCGATGTCTTCGGCCTCGTCCTCTGGTGACTCTTCGTCCTCAATCTCTGGCACGTCCTCCGTAGGCGCAGCCGCTGGCGCCGGTATAGCCGGCGCGTTAGGTGCCCGCCGCTCCAGCATGTAGATGGCGGTTGGCAGATCCAGCACGCCGCCCGATGCCTCCTGCACCATCTTCGCATCTTCGACAAGCTCCATGGCTTCCGCGCGCAGCAGGCTGCGAATGATGTTGCGATCCTCGCCGCGATCCGCTGCGATCTGCGTCTTGCTGATAATCCCCGCCATGGTCTCGTCGATGAGCGCCTTGGATTCGCGCCCGATGTCGGCGGTGACCTTCGCCGGGAAACGCCACTCACCCGCATCAAAGTCAGCTACGGCTGGCAGGTGGCCGAGCTGGATGCCGCGAGCGATGACGCGCATCACGATCGGATAAAGGAACTTTTCTTCGAGCGTTAGCTGAGTCATTTCAAACTCCCGCGCAGCCTGCGCCGCTTCCATCCGGACTGCTGTGCCCTGGCCTGCCCATGAATAGATGAAGCCAAACGGAAGCCCGACGGTCAGGCCGGTCGAGCGCACGAGCGTGTCAAGAAACCCGTTAAAAGTCGGTGAAGGTCGGTTAAAATCAACGGGGTTGAACGATTCACCCTCGGCAAGGTACTGGATGGCGCCCGGCTCGACCTTCTTCATCCGGTCGGCGTCGCTCATGTAATCGCTGTGCGTGGTGTCGAGCGAAACGTCTTGATCTGCGCTGCCGTCTGCGTTGTTAATCACGCCGCTGATCGAGGAAAGGTACTTCACTGAGATCTTCTCGCACGCGAGGATCTCCTGCAAGTCTTTGATGTCGGTGATTGCCGCGTCGAACGCGGAAAAGCCTCGGTATGAATCAAGACGGGTCGGATCGAACAGATGCAAGAACTCCTGCGCTGGCACTTCGAGCGCCGGCATCATCATTTCGCCGGTCGTGCTGCGATTGTAGATCCGGTATCGGATCGGCCTGCCCATCGCGTCGATGACGACGCCGGAAAAGTCCTGCTCGCCCCGCTTGAGCGGTTTGAACGGCTTCGCGTCCGTTCCGTTGCGGTTTGGAATCGAGCCGATGCGGTCAGCCTCGATGGCTTGCAGTCGGATCGGACTGATTTTGAGCATCTCGTCGAGCTGCGTCATTGGCACTTCGCTCACGATGTAGCCGATGTCACCGTCCCGCTTCATCGACGTGACGCCGAGCCCGGCCAGCACGCGAAAGTGATGGCGCCGGGTCAGGTCGCAGCTCGCCATCCACCGCTCGACATAGGCCGTAATCGCTCTGTTGGCTTCTTCGGAGCTGGTGCGCGGCACGTACTGCAAGCGGCCCACCGAAAAGGTGCGGTACTTGCGCAGGATGCTTTTGACCACACTGCTGTTCTCCTCCAGCCACCGCGCCTCCCGAATGAGAGTCACCCGGTCGGTGTGGTTGCGGCTGGAATCTGGCTGATCAAGCGTTTGCCCGCTCGCCCGACGATTGGTCGATGACTGAGCACCGACGCGCCAGTAGCCCACCTTGTCGCCCGCCTCTAGCTGCGCCTTCGCACGCTGGCGTTGCAACGCGGTTGCCGGACTGAAGAACCTGATAGTTTGCTCGATAAAACTCATAGCGGAAAGGTTGAAAAGTCAGGTTTGAGGCGGTTGGAGATTAGCGGATACTTCACTGGGTCAAGCTGGTGCATCCGCCGCATTACAGCCCGCATCAAAGTCATCACGGGAATGCCTCCGTCCGTGCCAGACGCGCGGGTCTCGGACTCACCGCCGCCCGATGTGCTGATAACGATGGTGCCCTGCCCTTCGGTCAGCGCGGATAAGCACTGATCGTAAAGCGTTTCGCAAAATTGCAGCGAAGCATATCGTAGAATTGAAGGTCCGCCCATAAAGTCATCCTGTCTGTCAAGCGTTGACAGACTCTGCCTCGTTTGTGATGATTTCGGCCTGACCGATGATCTTTTCGATGCAGGCGGCCAGAACCTGCATGGCTTCGGCGTCGAAAGAGTGGTTCTCGCCGAGCTTTTTGAAAAACGTCTTGTTCTTGCCGGTCCGTTTGTCCTTTTCGGTGACAAAGACCTCATTCTGAATCTCTTTAAAGTACCACTTTGGCGCATTGTGCGCGATCTGCCACGATGCACCCTGGCCTGCGCGCAGCCGATGCAGAACCAGCTTGATGTAGTCGCTCGACCAGACGATGCGGTCGCACAAGTCAGCCTGCCGAGCGTTGCGGACTTTGGATCTTGCAAGTCCCACACCCGAATCAACGTGCTGAATCTGAGAATACGGACGTTTGACCGACCGGCTGCGGCCTGTCCTCTTGTCCAGCAGCGTCCACGTGAAGAACTGCGCCTTGTCGCCCTTGAGCGCGATCCAGTTATTGGCCGCACACTGGCGGTAGACCTCACCTTGGTATCGCTCAAAGCCGCAATCGACGAACACGCGCCGGTCGGTAATCTCTAATCTCTTCTGTAGGTCGGCCAGTTGTGCCCAAGTGTGTAGCTCCCCCGCGTAAAACAGTCGAGATTCGCCGTTTTGTGCCCACAACCGCACAATGACGCGAAAATAGTCGCGCTGCACGTCCACCGTCATGTAACGCCTGAACTCTTGGTCCCACGGCTCTTCCATCGCAAAACCGCCCGATAAATTGACCTCTTCGGACTGAAACTCCCGCATATCCCAGAACTCACCCAGCCGCTTGCGTACAAACTCCGCGAGCGGCGAGTAATCGCCCAGTTTTCGCGCGTGCTCGGCCTTGAGAAACTCGCTGGCGATAGTGTCCCACGCGACCCATGGAACGGTCAGCGCATTCCAGTGGTACGACTTCACGCGCGGATCTGGCGCCGAGTTCTGATTCTGATAGAACCCGCTGTTTGCGATCTGCCGGCGGACTTGCGGCTCGTCCTTGAGGTGAACTTTGCACGAGGGGCATTCGTAACGCACCGTGTTTTTGATGCGCGCGAGGTCGTACTTGCCGTCGGCCAGTTTGGCCCCTTCGCCATCCCACTTAAGCTGCCCCAGCACCATCGGCCACTTCTCTCCGCAGGCGGGACAAGCGACGTGCCATTCGCTGCATGACCCGGCGGTAAAGCTCTCGTAGAACTCACCGCTGTTGTTCATCGGCGTTGAGACGTAGATCCGCTTGCTGTTGCGCGCATCGAACGAGGTTGTCCGCTTGCGTGATTCGTCGATGTGCCCGTGCGTCCAGTAGGCAGCCTCGTCGCCGATGACATAGCGCGCCGCCTTACTCTGCAAGTTGTGGATGTTGCTGGCACCCATCACATATTGCGTCATATGCGCGAACGCCACCGTCCGCTTTTGAATGCTCTTGTCCCCTTTGTTCAGCATTGCCCTGACCGGCTTGCAGTCCAGAATGCGATGCTTAAACCGGGTGTCTAGGAACTCATCCGCGTGCTCATCGGTCTGCAAGTACAGACACATGTCGCCGCCCTCCTCCGCGATTAAATAGAGCATGGCGCCTTCGGCCAGGGCGGTTTTCGCACTCTGCACCGAGCACGCGCAGATGATTTCGCGCGTTTCGTGATTCCGCAGCTCTTCGAGCGGCGCCTTGATCCATGGCGAGTTTCGCACATCGAACGAGCCGAGAATCGGCCCGCGTTCAAACCTTACATGCGTGCGCAGCCACTCGTCCACCGGGAGCTTCGGCGTTGGTCGCCAAACCTCCGACATCAGTGAGTAGATCGAGAATGCCATCAGCTTTTGCGCGGTCTCCCTCGCTTCTCTGGCTCAGCCGGCGCGATCTCTACTTCCATCATCTCAACATCCACCTTCTTCGCTTTAAGCTGCTCTTCGATCTTGACGTAATCTTCGTGCTCCATCTCCCGCAGGATCTTGTCGATGCAGGCAAAGAGTCGTTCCTCTGCTTCCGCCGGCGAAACTCCGCTCACCTCGTAAGCCATCTCTGGTGGCACCCTCTTGATCTTTTCCTTGATGGCATACATGACCGCCCGTACCTGCGCCAGCACCTCATCAACGGACACGTACTTCGCCTGTAGAATCTCGATCTGCGTCGCCAGCTTCTGGCACTCCAGATGGATCTTCCGCGCCTTCAGCGACGCGACATCCTGCACGCCCTCCACGTTGATCGTGTCGCCGTCGTTTAGCCGCGTGTACTTACCGCTGGCCAAGAACTGCTGCCTTGCGGCCTTGATCTTTTCGATGTCATACCCATTTGGCCCTTTAACAAATGCCTCCGGATACTTCTCTTCCCATCGACGCAACGCGCCCGGCGAGATCGAGAAAAAGTCGGCCACATCTTTCTGAGTCTCGTAGCGCGGCTGGGTGTTGCGGCTTTTAAGGAACTCGGTCTCCGCATAGGACAACGGATGACCGGCAGCAACACGCGCGAGCAGGTCTTGCAGCTTTTTCTGTGTGTCCTCGGCGGTGGTTGCATCCATGCTGTTATTGATTGCGCAGCTCCGCCCGCGTCCGCTCAATCAGATCCGCAGCGTGTGCTTCCCGGCCTGTGCTCCGACACCACTCCACCCACTCATGCAAAAGACTTGCATTAGACTGTTTAGACAATTTAGACGGTGGACTGTCTAGGACGGTCTCCCGTGACACATCCATAGTCTGTTGCATCCGCTTCGGCACCTCGCCCAGCATGATCTCTCTATCCACTTGCGGTGGTGTCGGTGGCTTCGGGAATCTGCTCTTTGAGTGTCTCATAAATTTCTTGAAGGAATTGCATCTCCTCTAGGATCTCGGCGATCATCTCCGCATCGAGCGTTTCGATGACGTGCCCTTCTCTCCACCAGCGTTTGATGCAGCCAAGTGATGCCATCAAATTCTGGAACTTGAGCACGTCCGTCTTGCGTGGCGTGGTCTTTGGCGCGGACTCAAGCCCCATCGCGATCTGGAGCTGTTTGTATTGGCTGCTTCCGGTCTTTTGCAGCGGTGGCTTGTCCGGTGACATCCGCGCGAGCCGCATACACCGGTACACCGCATAGTAGTCGCCGGCGCCGACGTGCTGGGTCGCGTAGGCTTCCCATTCGTCCTCGTCTACTCCTTCCTTGAGTTTGACGCACGCCTTGCCGACTTTCCACGCGCGTTGGAATGCGGTCTGGCTGATCGTCGATGCGGCCTGCGCTTCCTCCCGCATCATGGAAAGCTCGACGGCGGCGAAGTCCTCCAGCTCTTTTATGCTGAAGGTGTCGAAGTTTGGTAGTGCTAGTTGCATGGATCAGGCGTCGCGGCGAAAACGGAATGGCATTGATGAGGCATCGAGCGTGTAGATCTCGTGCACGTACTTCCTCATGCGGAAGCGGAGCGTTGCGACCGCTTGAGCTTTTGACTTGGCGGCAAGCTCCCGCACTTCGCCGATTTGCATCCCCTTAAAGCGAGAGACGTTCTTTCTGGTTTCGAGTTTGATTGGTGTAAACATAGTGGTTAGAGTTGTTTTTCTTGTGCGTAGGCGAGCAGTAAAAGTGCGTCCGCAGTCTTTAAGCTGACCTTGAGATGTGGGTACCTGCGCTGCGCCTCCGCTTTTAAGCGGTTCTTCCATTCGGTGGTCCCGGAGGTGTCGCCTTTGGTGCCGAGTCGGAAATGCTTTTGCCAGTCTTGCGGCCTGACTAGGATGACCGGCATCCGCAGCGACACGGCAATCCCACGGATAAGCCCGCAGTTGAACGCGAGGGGGAAGATGGTGCTGCCTGGCAGCGCCCTGCCGACGAACTTGGGAACGTCCTCGATGACACATTTGACGCCGGGGCGGATGCGGAGAAGCACGTCGTCCATTTCAGCAAGCCGCTGAATTTCTTCAGCGATCTCGGTATCGCTGCCCGGCATTCCCATACAGGATGCCAGCGCGGCGCCGTCCCACGCGATGCCTCCGTTCACTCCTGGGTCGATTGCAATGTAACTAGTCATGATCTTGGTGCGTCTTGTTCGATGTGCTCCCATTTCGCATGGTGCACGGATTCGTAAATCTTCCGTTGCGGTTGTGGCCTCATCCCGTGCTTGGGTTTGAGATGGAAGCTCTCTAGCGTTTTCTCGACCTTCTTGCTAAACGCCTGCTTGCTGATCCGATGGCGCTTGGCGATCTGGTCCATCGACTCTTCGGCCCGACCGATCAGCCCGTAGCAATACGCGACCGCATCCAGCTCGACCATCGGGGTTGCGCTGTCCGCGATATAAGCCAGCACCGCAGAAATCCCCTTCGCGTAGCTGTAGTGGTCGAGGTCGCGCGCCTCCCGCTCAATCTGAAAACGCACGTACTCGGCCTTTACGATGTCGATGGCCTGCGCCCGGCTCAGATCCGCATGTTGCCGCCACCGCCGGACGATGCGCTCGGCGAGGATGTCCTCCGGCGCCTCGACGTACTCGGGAGCGGCTACCTGAAAAACTGGGTGGTCGGTGTCGATGCGTCAGGATGCCGAGAACCGGTCATGATGCAAATTAATTGCATAATACAAATGCAAAAAAATTGCAACAGTGCAAATAATGCGCGGGAGCCGGAAACC